TTTCACAAAGGGGGTCGTTTGGGGTTTTTTCTTCCAAAGTTCCAACAATGAGGCGCAAATGCGGCACAAGCCTAAAAAGGGCATACGACAGGTTGCAAAGGGTTGTGCCGGGGAACCCGAGGAACTTGGTCTGCAACCTGTAGCATACACTGCGGAACTTCCTGGCGATCGCCCGCCCGCCCCGGAATGGTTTGAGGCTGACGAACGCGCCGAATGGACTGCCATTGTCGACCGCATGCCTTCGGGCTGGTTTACGCGCGAGACACATCAATTGCTTGCCGAGTTGTGCACGTTGACGTGCCTGTCCCGGAAGGTGACCGAGGAGTTGCAGGCGGTTCGGCAGAGGTCGCTTTCGATCCCCGCGCACATGGCTGACTTCGGTCGGCTGACCACGATGAAAATCCGGCTGACCAGCGCGATGGCGAACGTCGCGTCGAAGCTGCGCCTGACCCATCGAAGCCGCTACGACGCGAGAGCCGCAGCCGATGCCGAAAAGAAGGGCACTCGACACCAAAAACCGTGGGAGCTTGGGCGCGGAGATAATCCAATGGATCGAAGCCGCGTGCTTCGTCCCGGAGGGCGCGCTAGTTGGCCAGCCGCTGATTCTGGCGCCGTGGCAGCGCCGCGAGATAATCAGAATCTACGACAACCCCGCGGGGACCAGGCGCGCGATCCTGTCGTTCGGCCGCAAGAATGGCAAAACCGCGCTGGCCGCGCTGCTGATGCTGGTGCACTTGCTGGGCCCGTGCCGGCGGATCAACAGCCAACTATTCAGCACGGCTCAGAGCCGCGACCAGGCGGCGCTGATCTTTCGGCTGGCAGCGAAAATTGTGCGCATGTCGCCGATATTGTCGGCGGCGACCGTGATCCGTGAAGGATCGAAGCAGCTGATCTGCGAGGAGGTTGGCAGCGTCTATCGCGCACTGAGTGCCGAGGTGCCGACCGCGTTCGGCTTGTCGCCAAGCTTCACGATCCACGATGAGCTGGGCCAAGTCCGCGGTCCGCGCTACGCGCTGTACGAAGCGCTCGAGACAGCGACCGGCGCGCAGTCCGATCCACTCTCAATCATCATCAGCACGCAAGCGCGCACCGACGCGGATTTGCTTTCGATCCTGATCGATGACGCGTTGCGCGGCGACGATCCCTCGACCGTGGTTTCGCTTTACACCGCCCCGATGGATGCCGATCCGTTTGCGCTCGAGACACTGCGGCTGGCGAACCCGGCGCTGGGCAACTTTCTCAACCCACGTGAGGTCATGGCGATGGCCGAGGATGCACGCCGCATGCCCGCGCGCGAACCGGAATTCCGCAATCTGATTCTCAATCAACGCGTGGAGGCCAACAATCCATTCGTCAAGCCGGCACTCTGGAAAGCTTGCGCCGGCGAGCCGGTCGATCTGCGCGGCCGCGAAATTTATGCCGGCCTCGATTTGTCGGAGACTTCCGACCTGACCGCGCTGGTGATCATCGGCAAGATCGACAAGGTCTGGCGCGTCCAGCCGACGTTCTGGCTGCCGGGCGTCGGCCTCGCCGACAAGGCTCGGGCCGATCGCGTGCCGTACGACACCTGGGCCAACAAAGGCTTCCTGCTGACGACGCCGGGCAAGTCGGTGGACTACGAGTTTGTTGCGCACTTCCTACGCAACGAATTGTTTGAAAAATACAAGGTCAAAAAAATTGCGTTCGATCGCTGGAATTTCAAACATCTCAAACCGTGGTTGCTCAACGCCGGGCTGAGCGAAAAGCTTGTCACTGACACGTTCGTCGAGTTCGGTCAGGGCACGCAGTCCATGTCACCGGCGCTGCGCGAGTTGGAGTCGATGATCCTTGAGCGGCAAATCCAACATCCGGATAACCCCGTGCTCAACATGTGCGCCAGCAACGCGGTCGTGGAAGGCAACGACAGCTCGAACCGCAAGCTTTCAAAGAAGCGCTCAAGCGGCCGGATCGACGGCATGGTTGCGCTTGCGATGGCCGTCGGCGTGGCGCCGCTGAAGGCGAAGGCGATCGACATCTCGGCGCTCATTGGCTGACGTCGGTCACTCAGCCGCGACCAGACGCGGGCGGAACGGCTCGGCTGGCTGCTCGGGCTCGGCTTCCGGTTTGGGCTTCCGCAGCCGCTTGAGCCGTGATGCCGAGATTTCCCGCGACCGTTTCAACTGGCGCCGTAGCTCGGTGTTCTGTTCTTCGAGATGCCTGTAGCTTTGGTCGGTCGGGTTGCCCCGCAATACAACATCGAGAGCCTTGCTGGCCCATGCAAACAGGTTGTCGCGGGGCTGTAACGGCTCGACCTGCCAACTGTGGTTCAAGAAATACTCAGGCACCGTGACTTCGCCGCAGACATGGCTGTGTCCGACTTGCTCGGCCTTGGGAAATCGAAAGCACCAGCCTTCAAGCCTGCCGTGATTTTTGACGTACTGAACCCACGTGTATTGATCCCAGTCGTCGCCGCATAACCCTTCACATCGGCCAGCTTCACGATCGGCCTTGTGCTGTGGCGGCTCGGTTGCTCGGAAGTAGCGGCAGATCAAACATGGCATGGTCGTTTCCTCCTAACGCTCACGAAGGCGATCGACATTTCCGCGCTGATCGGATGATACCGGCCGGGCACACCGGATGTGGGCGTCACCTGACCATTGGCCCGGCCGGTATCCTGGGGTCGGAGGGCAACAGCGCCGTGGATGACATGCATCGCTTGGCCACACCGACCTTGCGCAGATCGTAACCCATGAGTGAGCTAGAAATCAAAGCTGTCGAAATCGCGAAGCTGCAGCTGGCGCCCGGCGACATCGTGCTGCTGAAGGTCAACGAAATTCTAGCGGCGGATCAAGTCGATCATTTGCGCAAGATGATGCTGCCGCTGCTGCCCAACGACGTGCGCTGTCTGGTGCTGAGCCGCGGCATGGACGTTTCGGTCTTGACCAAAGCCGAGGTCGAGCGCATGGCCGACACCGGCATCGCCAACGGTTGCGACTGACCATGAGCATGACCACCGCCAATCTTGCCGCCGTGTTAACGGCGCCGAAGGCTCTCAGCGCCGCCGACGTGGCGCGCCTCAAGCGCGAATGGGAGCGCTGCTACACTGGCAAAGGCCACCGCGTGGCGATCCTTACTGAGCCGCGCGCATCGACGCGCCGTTATGATCCGTACTTCTGGCAGGCGCCGCCGCTGGTGATCCGCAGCGCCACGGAATTGCTGATGCAAGCAACCGTCATCGGCGGCACCGCGACAGCGCTGCTGGCGCTGTTGTTCTGAAATGCTGCCGACCGTCAAGCTCGAGGCGCCGCCGATCGCCGGCCCGTTCAGTCAGTATTTGAACGCGCGCGAAACGTCGGTGCTCGTGCACCTGGTCGGCCGGGTCAACCCGTGCACCATGATCGAGTTTGGCTGCAACGTCGGCCGCACCGCGTGTCGCGTGCTCGACAACGTGCCGTCGATCGAGACTTACGTTGGCATCGACGTGCCGACGTTGTTTCGGCCGGTGCTGCATTGCCAGCGCAATGAGGTGCCGGCGCGCGCCGGGATCGAGGCCAGCGATCGCGACAATTTCTATCTGCTCGAGTGTCCCGGCGGCGCCACCGAATTGCTGGAAAACGACCTTGAGCGCTGCGAGGCAGTGTTCATCGATGGCTGCCATAGCGAATACGGCGTGCTGGCCGATAGCCGGCTGGCCCGCGCACTGCTCAAGCCCGGCGGCGTCATCGTCTGGCACGATTACGCCAATCCCGGCGTCGAGGTGACGCGCGCGCTCGACCAGCTGCACGCGCAAGGCTGGCCGCTGCAGCACGTCGAAGGCACTTGGTTGGCGTTCATGCACTGAGTTGGGGGGTTTTGAAGTTGCTTCAAAACCCAGGTCAGACTTCAAGGCGCGCGGTTCTGCCGTGCCCCGCGCTCCGATCCCGGAGCGAAGCCACTCCGGGCTTTTTCGGTAATTTATTCCAACGGAATAAATCAAAAATCTGGAGGCCGCCCATGTCGTCGCTGCAAATCATCACCGGTCCGGTGATCGAAGCCGGCGAAAGCCTGTCGGACGCAATCGACTGCGGCAATGGCGAGATGGTTCGCATCACCATGCCGGCGGATTGGAGCGGCGGCGTGCTGACGTTTGCAATCTCAACCGACGGCGAAGGCTTCAACGACGTCTACAGCTTCGACGGCGACGAAGTCGCGATCAACGTGGTGCGCGGCTCGGCAGTGTTTGTGCCGCAGGCCATGGGACGCGCGGTCAAGTTCATCAAGTTTCGGTCTGGCACCAGCAAAAATCCGCAGCCGCAAGAGCAGCGCCGCGAATTCGCGGTGGCGGTCGAGCAGGGCGGCGGCGCCGACATTGAAGTAACGCCGCAGCGTCGCTCCTGATCGAGATTGACAACGATCGCGATTGAGGAAAAATTAAAACCGCCTTCAGTCGGGGTCGTTGAGGGCGCCTCACAACTTGCAACGACATTTACCCGCGGTGATGTCGGCCATCCTGGCCGGCACACCTAAACTGAAAGGACATAGCGTTATGGCACGAGCAAGTCTGGCCTATATCATTCTGCTCGAGGATAGTGGCGGCGGCTCGCCGCCCGGCATTTGGGGCGGGCCGCCGTTGTATCCCGACCAAGGTCTGCCGGGATGGCAGCCGCGTCCCTCGCATCCGATTGCACCCGGTGGTCAGCCTCCCTATCCATCTCAGGGTCCGGGCTTTCCTACCCATCCCATCGCTCCGGGTGGTCAGCCTCCCTATCCATCTCAGGGTCCAGGCTTTCCGACGCATCCGATCGCACCGGGCGGCAAGCCTCCAGGCATTTGGGGCGGCCCACCGCTCTACCCTGACCAAGGCCTTCCTGGTCCGCAACCAACGCCGACTCCGCCGATCTATCTGCCGCCTGGGACTATACCGGGGCATCCTTCGCATCCGATCTACATCCCGCCATCGATCTGGCCGTCGCCGGGCGTTCCCACGCATCCGATCGTGCTGCCGCCGGAAGGTTCGGGCGACAAGCCGGAGGTGCTGGAAAACTGGGAGGTGAAAACCGCGTGGTCGCCGAATAGCGGCTGGGTAGTTGCCATCGTACCTTCGGAGGAGCATCCGGGCGTGCCAACGCCGTCAGAAAAATGACGTCGC